ACTCGGTGGAGACACCGTTACGCTGAATGTCACTCTTGCGGGTAGCCCAAACTTCGACCAGGCGATGAGGTTTGCCGACGAGGTGACCCAACAACTGGATACCAGCATCTGGCGACGTTTGGTTGGTTCCGAGGGGATGCACCAAGGTGCAGGGCTGAATCTTTTAAGGAGTAGGATGGATGTCACGGCACCAGGCTTTTATTATATGCCTGAGACTAAGACCATTACGTTTTTCCTGAACCGTCAGCCTCGGATCACATCCACCGGAAAGGTTTCCAAGGTTATTGAGGCTACCGGTCCTCTAGGTGCGCGGATAGAATCTGGTATCGAAGAGGTGTTACATAACCTCGGTAAGAAGTATAATCAGAGAAGTAAGGCTGAAGTATTCAACTCAGAGGCAGCATGGCATGGCGAAGAAGGGCATTGGGCAAAAGGCGGACGAGGAGAGGTATACCACAGTTCGCTGGGCGAGCGCGGACGATCCGATTTACAAGCAAGGTTGGACGATAGCTCCAATCAGGTCGGGGCGACAACCGAGCAAGGGATCCAAATCCTCCAATCAGGGCAAGCCCCGAGGTATAGGCGAAGACCAATAAGGGGACCAACCCGGTTTTCCAGAACCCAGGCCGCCCCTAGAGGTGGCCTTTTAGTTAGATAACCACCTACGGGTGGTTTTTTTATGTCCACGGAAGGACTATGGCAAAACTTACAGACGAAGAACTATTAGCCAGAGTAGAACAGGAAGTCTCTGCATCTCTCGGCTACAACGACGAGTTGAGTGACCAACGACGTAACGCTATCCTGCGTTACTACGCTGAACCCTACGGCAACGAAGTCGAAGGACGCTCCCAGGTCGTAGACACGACCGTCATGGACACCATCGAGTGGATCAAGCCATCCCTCATGCGGATCTTTGCCTCCTCTGACAACGTTGTGAAGTTCACCCCCGAAGGTCCAGAGGACGAACCCGCCGCTGAACAGGCCACAGATTACGTCAACTACATCCTCACCCGAGACAACAACTGGTTCAACATTGTCCTGACCTGGTTCCAGGATGCGCTGCTGGAGAAGCTGGGTGTCGTAAAGTGCTTCTGGGATGATGCCGACGCATGGGACAGAGAGGAGTATCACGACCTATCCGATGTCGAACTGGAGTCGCTGATATCGAGTGACGATGTTGAAGTCCTCGAACACACAGAAAAGAAGGACGATGATGAGCAGGTTCTGCACGACCTGACCATTACCCGTCACAGTCGCAAGGGTCGCGTCAAGATAGACAACGTCCCACCCGAGGAGTTCCTCATCTCTCGGGATGCCAAATCCGTAGCTGATGCCAGGTTCGTCTGTCACCGTCGCCGGATGACCATCAGTGAACTGCGCGAGATGGGCTACGACATCGATGAGGAGGTTATCGGATCCTCGACCGATGCCAGTCCCTTCGACCAGGAGCGCATAGCACGTTATGAGTTTGATTCGGTCAACGCACTCCCCTGGGAAGAGGGTGAGGGTGCGATGCGTGAAGTCTGGGTTCGGGAGGCGTTCCTGCGGATAGATTATGACGATGACGGCATCGCCGAGCTTCGCCGGATCTTCACCGCTGGTAACCAGATCCTGGATAACGAGACGGTCGATACCGTTCCCTTTGCAACCCTGACCCCCATCCCCCTCAGTCACCGAATCTACGGCATGTCCATCTGCGACCAGGTCGAAGATTTGCAACTGATTAAAACAACCTTGCTCCGAAACCTGCTCGACAATATGTACTTGCAGAATGCGGGTCGTATTGCGTGTGTTGAAGGGCAGGTCAATTTAGACGATCTGTTGTCGTCCAGACCAGGCGGAATCGTGCGAACCAAAGCACAGGGCGCAGTGCAACCATTACCCACCCCACCGCTGCAGCCCTACACCTTCGAGATGATGAAATATCTCGATCAGATCCGAGAAGAACGCTCGGGCATCTCCCGCATGAGCCAGGGTCTGGACGACAACGCACTTACGTCCCACACCACGGCAACAGCTGTCAACCAGGTGATGACAGCGGCCCAGCAGCGTGTTGAGCTGATCGCCAGAGTGTTTGCCGAGACTGGAGTTAAAAAACTCGCGCAGATGACTTACGAGCTGGTTCAGAAACACCAGGACAAAGAGCGGGTCATCATGCTGCGTAACAAGTGGGTGCCTGTGCGTCCCGACATGTGGCGCGATGAGATGGACTGTGTGGTAGCAGTGGGCCTGGGGCACGGTAACCGTGACCAGCAGCGGATGTACCTGGCGCAGCTCATCCAGTTCGCCGCCCAGGCGATGTCCGGTGGTCTGTCGATTGTCTCTGAGCAGAACCTCTACAACCTGGGTGCTGAGATGGTCGAGTCGATGGGATTCAAGAACGTCTCCAGCTTCCTGACCAACCCGAGCGAAGTGCAATCCAAGGGACCGTCTCCTGAACAGGAGCTGCAGCAGATGGAGATGCAGATGAAGCAGAAAGAACTGGAGATAAAAGCGGCCGACGTGCAGATCAAGCAGATGAAGGTCCAGCAGGATGCGGCTGAAGCACAGGTGGACGCTCAGTTGAAGATGGCAGAGTTGAAACTTGAAGCAGAACAGCAACGACCGGTTGCAATAGGGGCAACCTGATGGTTTACGGACCTGGTACTTATGAGAAGCCTGGGCGACCCAGGAAGAATCCGACGAAAAAGCAAGTCAAGTATGCCAAGAGGAAGAAGAAGAAAAAATAATGGACAACGAACAGCGTGAAAGAGCTGCCAAACGCATCCTGGAAGATCCTGTGTTCCAGGAAGCGTGGGAAGCTCTTCGCCAGGAATTCCTGGACTCCTGGGAGAATTCCCAGACCCAGGATACGGAAGCCAGGGAGAATCTCTGGCTAGGGTTGAAAATTCTATCCCGTCTGAAAACTCACTTCGAGTCAATTCTGACCACCGGAGAATTCAAGCGAAAGAATAGAAACCCGTTTTAGAAACTCATTAGCTAATGAGCCAGCAAGGACGCTGGTAGGGCCGCCTTCGGGTGGCCTTTTTCATGGAGAAAATCACAATGGCCGACACTCAAGAAGTCGCGGAACCGGCAATCTCGCAACCAGGGTCTCTGGTAGAGGCCCAAAACGCACTACTCGGATTGATGGACTCGACTGCGGTCGAGGAACCGGAAACCGAGGAAGCATCCACCGCAGAAGAAGAAACGTCAACGGAAGCGAATCCAGACGAAGAGTCCGAAGCGGTTTCAGAGGAAGAATCAGAGGAAGAAGACGAATCTGAGGAATCCGAAAGCGAAGAACCTGAAGAAGAAGACGAGGAACCCGTCTATGCCGTCAAGGTTGACGGTGACGAGATCGAGGTCAGTCTCGACGAACTTCTGAATGGTTATTCGCGGCAATCTTCGTTCACGAAGAAAAGCCAGCAGCTTGCTGATGACCGGCGAGAGATGGAGACCCTGCAACAGCAGTACAACTCCGAAGTTGCCCAGATCCAGCAGGAACGACAGCAGTACGCGAACTACCTTCAATCCGTAATCGAAAGCTCAAACCTCGACCAGTGGGCAAGCATCGATTGGGAAACCCTCAAGCAGGAGGATCCAATCGAGTACGTCACGAAAAAGGAAGAGGCGCGAGAGGCGCAGGAAAGGGTAGCCGGAATACAGCAACGGCAGTACGAGGCAACCCAGAAAGCCCAGGCAGACGCAAAACACCAGTGGCAGCAAACGGTGCAGACCGAACATGCCCATCTCGTCGGCAAGTTGCCCGAGTGGGGTGAACCGGAAAAGCAGCGTGAGCTGGCAGGGAAATTGCGGAGCTATGCCCAGGGCATCGGATATGAAGATGCGGAGATCGATCAGCTGGTTGATCACCGTTCTTTTATCGTTTTGAACAAGGCCAGGCTGTACGACGAGCTTCAGACATCCAACGTGAAGTCCAAGAAGCTCAAGAACAAGCCTAAGGTTATTCGAGGCGGTAAGGGAGCATCCAAGAAACTGGATGTCAAGGAAAAGCGTGCGCGTCAACGAAACCGTCTCCAGGAAACCGGCAAGGTAGAAGATGCCGCTGTTTTGCTGGAGGAACTTTTAGCCTAAACGTCAAGGAAGACAAACATGGCAATTGCAAGCAATACCTCACTGACGTATTCGTCAGTACAGATCCGCGAGCAGTTAGCCGATGTTATCTACAATATCGCTCCACTCGACACCCCATTTTTTTCTGGGTGCAGTAGAGACAAGGCTTCGAACACCCTCTATGAATGGCAAACGGATACGATTGCCTCCGGTGGTGCAAACCGCCAGATAGAAGGTGACGACAGCCCTGCAGCTACAGCGAGAGCGTTGCCGACGAAGTTAACGAACTACTGCCAGATTTCCAGGTATGTGGTTCAGACTTCAGGTACAGATGACTCGGTCAACTACGCAGGTCACGGCAAACACCAAGCCTATCAGATAGCGAAGCGTGGTAAGCAGATGAAGCGCGACTGGGAATCGATGTTGTCCCAGAACGTTGCGAAAGTTGCGGGTGACTCAACAACCGCCCGTATATCTGCTGGCCTACCCTCGTGGATAGCAACCAACTGGGTGTCGATGAACCCGAGTTCGGGTACACCGGCTGCATCCAGCGGCGATGGTTCAGACACGATGACAGAGGCGACTGCCACTGCTTCCATTACGGAAGCTGGCATCAAGAATGTCATCCTCGATGCCTTCAACGCTGGCGGCAACCCAGACATGGTTCTATGCCCCGCAACCATCAAGCAGGCGATATCAGGTTTATCGTCCAATGCTGGTCCAGGCTACGCGATCCGAAATGAAGTCAAAGGAAGTGGACAGGTCACCGCAGTAAATGCGGTCGATGTTTATGTTTCTGACTTTGGCACTTTCAAGATCGTTCCTGATCGGAACTTGAACTCCACTGAGCACGTCTTTTTCTTGGACATGGATTTCTGGGGGCTTTCAGTCCTCCGTGATTTCCAGACGATTGAACTCGCCAAAACCGGCGACTCAACGAAACAGATGCTTCTTTTTGAAGCGGGTCTTGTTTCCAAGAACGAGAAGTCCAGCGGAATTCTCGCCGATTGCAAGGCGTAATCACTAACTGAAGGAAGGGGGTGGGGCAACCCACCCCCCTACTTTTCTATGAAAGATCGAGAACTGGAAAAAGCGGCGAAGAGGATCCTGAAAAAATCCAAACCCGCAGAGAAACCTAAAGCGGAAGAACCCAAAACCGCCGCTGGCTGGTTGCGTAAGGCATATGTTGACCACGATCCAAAAGATGGTGCGCCCAAAGTGGGAGGCGTGGGATATGTCTGACAAGTTCGTACTTGATAAGGCAATCGGTCGTCAGACCGACATGCACTTTGACCAGACAGACAACACGTTCCGGTTCAACACCCACCAGGACGTAACACCGATTCTTGAAGACAACAAACGTAAGTTCAACGAGTACGGTGACAAGCTGACGATGGGCAAAAGGGGAGAGTGGCATCACGTCTCGTCTGTCCCTACCGCAACCTGGGAAAAATGGATGCGGGAATCCAATGGTGAGATTTCGCGGGATCCCAAGGTTCTGGCTGCGTATCTCAATGACCCCGACTATAAATATTTTAAAGTGGCTCCAACCAAAATTTAGGTACTGACATGAGAAATGTGAACAGCAATGTATTCCGTCCAGGTGTAACGCAGACTATTTCTGCTTCCACCTCCAGCGCAGCGACCAGTAATGCGTTCGCTACCCAGGTGACAGATGTGATGGTGACTGCAACCGCAGCCTGTTTCATCACCTTTGGTACTGCACCCACCGCAACCACATCCCACGTTTATGTGGCGGCTGGTACACCGTACTTCTTTCGGGTGAGCGAAGCCAACAAATGCGCGGCTATCACCGCTTCCAGTACTTCAACTGTATATGTGACTGAACTGTCTCGTTGAGACAAATCGCTGTCGTTGGGTTAGCTCCATCAACCCACGACGATGCTCCATACGAGGATCCTGATTGGGAAACCTGGGGCTTGCCCTGGGATGAGGATCGATGGATGTATTTCGACAGGTTGTTCGAGATGCACCCGTTGGAGCTGTTACGAAAGCCTGAAGCAAAGCGACGGAAAGGGTACGAGGATCGACTGAGGGGTTTAGATCCTCTCTATATGCAACGGGAGTATCCCGACATCCCCAACGCTATTCGATACCCGATAGAACGGGTAAGCGAATGCCTGGGTGATTATTTCAACTCCTCGCTTGCCTATCTTGTGGGATTGGCTATCGCGGAGGAGGCGGACAGGATCGGGATCTGGGGTGTGGACATGGCTGATCTTGAATCAGCCCCTGGCGACCCGTCTTACGTTTCTGAGTTTGCCTACCAGCGACCCAATATGGAGTACCTGATCGGGTTCGCTCGTGGGAAGGGGATCGACGTGTACATCCCTCCCGAATCCCCACTGGTGAGGTTTCACGGTGAGGGGATTCCGCTCGGGCTGATGTATCCATCGTACCCAGTGCGCTACGGGTATTTGAAGAAATAGCCAGCAAGGATGCTGGAGAGGTCACTGACCTCTTTTCATGGAGAGAGACTGAATGGCAATCGGTACTTATGCCGAGCTGCAGACCGCTGTAGCCAACTGGTTGGATCGGGACGATCTGACAAATCGAATCACAGAGTTCATCACTTTGTGTGAGACCAGATTCAATCGTGAGCTGCGGATCCGCGCTATGGAAACGACTGCTACGGACACCACCGTAGCCGGTACACGCAGCTACGCTCTGCCGACTGGTTACCTGCAGGGACGGGTCTTCTCACTCAACACGACCCCTATCACCATGCTGGAGTATCTCGCTCCTGAGATGATGGACCGGTTGTGGGCAGGCAGCAGGACCGGCAAGCCTCTGGCTTACACGATTGTCGGCAACAACTACAACCTGGGACCAGGTCCAGATGCTGCCTACACGGTCGAACTCGTGTACTACAAAAGTTTCGATGCGTTGTCGGATTCAGCGACAACCAGCACCATGCTGACCAATAACCCCGACGTGTACCTCTACGGCAGTCTGCTTGAGGCTGAACCGTTCCTGCAGAACGATGCCAGGGTGGGGTTGTGGCTGCAGGCATACAAGGAAGCAATCAAGAATATCAGCGATGCAGATGCCAGGGATCGACACTCTGGATCTGCACTCCGAATCATCACGACATCAGGTAATCCGTAATGGGCCTAGAAACCGGAAATTACATCACAGATTTTACGATCACCAACCCCACTGCGAGTGATAACGTCAGTCAAGGTGATGATCACCTTCGTCTCGTCAAAAAGCTCGTCAAGCAATCATTCCCTTCGGTTGACCAGGCT